CACCATCCCGAGTGCCGCGGTGATGAGCATCGGCAGGTTCGCGATGAGCGTCTGCACGATCTGCACGAGCACGGTCGCGATCGTTGGGATGAGCGTCGGCAGTGCGGCGGTGATGCCGTTGGCGAGCGCGACGATGATCTGCATGGCCGCAGTGATGATCGTCGGCAGCATCCCCAGCAGCGACGTCACCAGCGACATGACGATCGGCACGGCAGCCGACACCATGCCGGGCGCCGCGGCGACGATCCCGGAGACGAGCCCCTGGATGAGGGACCCGGCCAGGGTGAGCACCTGCGGGACGATCTTGCCGACCTCGGACACGAGCTGCGTCAGGACGCCCGGGATGCTGTCTGCGAGCGTGCCGAGCACCGGCCCGACGTTCTTGACGACGGCGCCGAAAGCGTCGATGACATTGCTTGTCAGCTTGCCGACGTCGGCGTTTGCGTCACCGAGCCCGGCGACCAGCGACGACCAGGACGCATTCATGAGGCCGAACGCCCCAGAGATCGTCTGGGTGGCCTCGCGTTCAAAGTTGCCCGCGTACTGCGACGTCCTGTCGAAGAACATCGCCATAGCCATCTCAGACCTCTCGGCCTGGCTGGCGGTGTTCCACTTGAAGTTGATGCCCTTTTCCAGGGCGTATGCCTCGATCGTCGTCGCGTTCATGGCGACACCGAGGTTGTCCATCATGGTGAAGTTACCCCTGGCCGCACCGGCCACGGACTCCATCGCCATGCCCATATCGATGCCCATGACTGACGCCATATCGGCGGCCCGCTGCATCGCGCGCGAGGTGAGTTCGAGCGACTCCCGCTGCTCGATGCCGCTGCCCTGGAAAAGGGCGCCCATCTTGTTCGCCGTCGCCAGGTAGTCCGACTGCGAGAGCCCGAGCGCCTTGTACGCGCCCACGCCCTTGGCCTTGATGGTGTCGGCGTACTGCCCGAACACCGCCTCAGCGCCGCCGAGGCTCTGCTGAAGTTCGCCGAACGCGCCGACGACCCTGGTGGCCAGCGCGCCGGCACCGACAGCCGCGGCAGCCAGACCGACCGCCGCGACCTTCCCGGCAGTCTTGAAGGCGCCGCCGATGGTCGCGCCGATGCCGGACGACTTGACCTCGGAGCCGGCCTGCTTGTTGAGGGCGGCCCCGAAGCCCCTGACGCTAGGCGTGACGATGACTTGGGTGCTGCCAACAACGACCACCGGGCGTCTCCTTGCGTCTAGATCAGGTGCCCTTGCGTGCGCGCCTCAGCAGCGCCTCAACCTCAGCCCGCGAGCGACCGCCCGTGTTGCCGTACCGCTCCTTCTTGCGGGACGACCATGGGCGGCCCGGGTGCGGCTTCGGCTTGCGCTTGCCGGAGTGCGCAGCGGCGGTCAGGTCGAACAGGTCGACCAACAGTGCGGCCTCGCGGGACAAGGGGTGCGCCCACTCGTTGACTGACGCGCACAGGTGGGACGAGGGGTCGGTGGCCAGTTGCTCGACCAGCCGCCGCGCCTCACCCCAGGAGCAGGCCCGCCCGCCCACCTGGTCCAGCCGCAGCCCGTACCGGGCACGAAAGTCGTGCTCGGCCGGGCCGCGGTGCTTGGCCAGGAAGGAGGTCAGGCCGACTATTCCCCCAGTGTCGTGCCGGTCAGCGTGTTGTACGTCGTCAGCCAGGTCTCGAACATCTGACGGAAGTCGTTGACGTCCATGTCCTCCAGCACCTTGCGTGCGGCCGGGACGATCGACAGCAGGATCTTCAGCTGCGTGCTGTTGTCGTTGAGGTCGCCCGCCTCGGCGATCTTGAGAATCGCGCCGAGCTTGATGCGCAGGGGCAGCCGGATCGTGGTCGGCTTCTCGTCCTCCCAGGCGTCCGTCGTCCAGGTGAGGTGCTTGCCGTCGACCTCGTACTCGCGACCGTGTTCCGTGGTGAGTGTGGGCATGGCGGTTCCTTCCGCAGATGGTTCGCAGATGGCATGTGGACCACCGGGTCCGGCCTCTGCGGGAGCCGGACCCGGTGGGGTTCGTGGGGGTGTCAGACGACGGGGGCGACGGGGGCGACGGGGGCGACGGTGCGCAGCGCCGTCGACCAGACCTTCGCCTGGCCCTTGAGTTCGTCGTCGTACTCGCAGGCGATGGTGACCTCGTAGCCGATCGGGTCGCCGTTGGTGAACGCCATCTCGCCGACCTCGGTCACGATGGCATTCGGGGCGTAGATACGGATCAGTTCGTCGCCGTCGATCACGTCGAAGATGAGCCGAGCGTGACCCCGGGTCGCGTTCGTGTTGATGACGAACGAACCCTCGGTCGGGCCCCGTTCGACGGTCACGCCGAACACGGCCTCGATGACCTCGACCTTGGTCTCCAGGAGCGTCAGCGAGAGTTCCGGCTGGTCCTCGGACGGGGTTCGGATGGTCCGCACGGTCGCGCCGTTCTGCCACGCCTTGATGGCCGTCGCGTCTCCCGAGCCAGGCATAGTCAGGGTGACGCCGTCCTCGGACACATAGCCGAGGTTGTCGTAGTCGGTGACGGCCGAGGCCGTGCCTGTGGGCGCGGCGGCCAGTCGGGTGCCGTCGTAGTACACGGCCCCGGCAATGGCCTGCCGGACGTTGCTGGCGTTGAGCATGATCTGCCCTTCCGGTGGTTGGGTGCCTGCCGCAGATCAGGCGATGGGTTGTCCTCGGCAGGCGCCGGAGGTTCAGAGCGCGGTGCCGCGCACCACGAGCTCGCAAGTCAGGTGCCGAAGCGGCCCGGCTGCGTCGGCGACCGGGTAGGCGCGCGTCGCCCGAGCGCGGAGCACGGGCTTCCCGTCAGGCCAGGCGTTGAGCAGCGCCGTCACCAGCGCTGCCAGGGCCGTCGCGTCGGACTCGTTGTCCGCCCACACGTTCACGCCCAGGCGGACGGTCGCGCGCACGTCGCCGAGCAGACGGCCGCCGTCGTCGCGGATCGTCACTTGGCGGGCGCGGCCGGACTCCTTCTGTGCCGTGACCCACACGCCTCGCGCGTAGAGCTCGTCACGGTCTGCCAGCGCCCCGGACAGGTACCCGACGGCGGCGGCCTCCATGTCGGGCCAGATGATGCCTACTGGTCCCATCGGGTCACCTCCCGATCGCACGGGAGAGGGTGCCGTGCAAGGCCTCGACCCTGCCTGCGTGAGGTGCGCGGGCGACGACGCGGGCGATCTGGCGGTTCATGCGCATGTCGGACGTCACCACCTCGACGACGTCGATCGAGTCGCGGTACGCGCCGGTCACGTACGGGGCAAGCTCGCGGGCGCGGTTCGCGATCCGGTCGGCCTCCGCGCGGACGGCCTTCTTGATCGCGGGGTCCGTCATGAGCATCTCTTCGACGCCCTTCCGGTCCGTCTTGACCGGGTCGACGCGGACGCTGGCCATCAGTCAGACCCCCTCCTCGGTGGCGGTGAGTTCGACGACGGTGCCGGCGAGTCCGGAGCCGAACGGCGACGCCCACTGAGCAGGGTCGCCGTCGACCTTCCAGACGCGGCCACGGATGATCAGTTCGTCACCCGCGACGACGTCGACCGTCTCGCGGAAGTACGCCTTGGGGGTGGTGATCACCTGGGCGCGACCGACCTCGACCGGCTCGCGAGAGCCACCCGGATCGAGCGCGCACCCGACAGGCAGGATCCTCGATACCCACTCGTACAGCGGGCGGTTTGCTGAGTCGTAGCCGGTCAGCTCGCGGCGCCGGCGGGTGGCGGGCTCGCCGAACATCAGCCGCCCTCGTGGATCGGGCGGCCCGCGATGCTGACCCAGCACGAGCACGACGCCCCGAAGTTCACGGAGCACCACGGCACGTGCGCCGACGCCAGCGCGGGAGCGGTGTCGATCGAGAACGCCGTCGCGGGCCCGGCGCATATGCCCTGGAGTTGCTCGATCTCCGACGGCCAGAACATCGCCTTGCGGGTCTGGCGGGTGTCCATTGAGAGCATCTGCCCGAACGGACCCACGGTCTCCTGCCGGGCCGACAGTGCGCCCGTCCCGGCCTCGTCCCATCGCAGCAGGGCACCACGCAGGATCGCCTTAGCGGCAGACAGTTTCGCGCCCCTGCGCGCCATGTCCGCAACGGTCTCGCCCGGGGCGGGAGCTAGCAGGTCGGGCAGGCACGGGGCGAGCATCACTGCCACTGCCTCGGCGTCCTCGATCATCATTTCGGCCTTCGCCTGGTCGATGGTCGCGAACGGCGCCAGGTCGCTCGGCTGGATGAACATGCCCATCCCCGTGCCTCCCGTCAGTCGTCGTCGGGCTTGGTCGTGGCGGTCTTGCGTGGCGCCCTGGCAGGCGAGGCGGGCTTGGTCGGCTCAGGGGTCCGCTTGTACCCCTGAGCGACCAGCCGCGCCGCCTTCTCGTCGGCGACCCGCACGACCGCTCCGTTCGGCGCGGTCAGGCGCTTCACGGTGCGGCAGGGGCAGGTGCGGCGCCCTCGATGACCGCGAACTGCGCGGTGTCGACGTACCAGGCGAAGATGACCTCCGTGCGGAACAGGACCTCGTTGTGGCCAGCCAGGTCGCGGCCGGTGTTGTCCGGGTCGCCGGCATCGAGCATCCGGAACGGGAACCTTTGCTGGACGCCCCACTTGATGCCCTGGGCGAAGTTGCCCACGATGCCGCGCACCCTGTTGTCGGCCAGGTCGCCGTCGCGGGCCTTGCCGGAGACGGTGGACGACACCGACGCAGCGAGCCCCTCGAACGAGGTCACGTCGACGCCGAGGCCGAGTTCGGGGTACTTCTTGCGGCCATCGGCGTAGCGGGCGGTGGACATCGTCCAGGCGTAGGACGGGTCCAGGGCGATGCCGGTGGGGCGGTAGCCGTCGGCGATCACGAGTCCGGCCGCAGCCTCGACGTCCAGATCCGGATTCGACGCGGCGCCGATCTCCACGCGGTTCGTGGTCGCATTGAGGAAGTTGGTCCACGTCGCGATCGGGGTCCCGGTGCGCGGGTTGATGCGGTAGTACGCACCGAGGTCCAGGCCGCGGGCCAGGGCGCGCGCGCACTTCTCCTCGAACTTGTCGAGGATGCCGAGCTGGTAGTCCTCGTCCGCGATCAGGAACTCGTCGCTGGTGCGGAAGTTGACGACGGCCTTGTGCGGGACGGCGACGACAGAGCCCGGCTTGGCGGTGTTCGCCGACTTCGCGCCCGACTGCTCGACGAACTCAGCGGTCAGATCCTCGTCGAACGTGACGATCGTCACGGCGCCGAAGCGCATCGGGGTCTGGCCCGACAGTGCGGCGATGGTCGATCCGGTCTTGGTCTTTTCAACGATCCCGTCCACGATCTGCGTGGGCAGGGTCAGGTCGCTCGTGGTCAGGGTTGCCACGACTGCCTCCTTGGCGGTCAGTCCCGGTCAGACATCGAGCGCAGCCACTCTCGTTTCGCTGCGTCGGTGCCGACCGAGTTGGTGGGGGCGCGTCCCAGGAGCGGGGCGCGGTTGCCGTTCTTGCTGCGGTCTGCCGCCTTCTCGGCCTCACGCTCGGCGAGCCGTTCGGCCTGCCTGGTGAGCGTGTCCTCGTCGGTGGCAGTGAGGAACAGTGCGGCGTCCTCGTCGGAGATCCCGTGCTTCGCCTGGACGCGGGCTCGCAGCGCCGCCGACTGCGCGTCGGCGAGCTGCTTCTTCAGCTCGTCGATCCGGTCGGCCGCCTTCTCTGCCTCGGTCTTGCTGGCCGCCTCGATCTCAGCGAGTCGGGCCGCCTTGGCCTTCAGGTCAGCGTGGTCGGCGTACTTGGCACGCTCCCTGGCGACGCGCTCGCCTACGATCTTGTCGAGGTCGGCCTGCGTGGCGGGAGGCGTGTACGCCTTGCCGCCGTCGCCCTGGGGCTGGTTCGGGTTCTCGTTCAGCTCGTCCGTCATGATGTTCCTCCTGAGCCGCCTGTTGACCGCCGGCGTCCGCGTGCCCCGCCCATGCGGGCGGGAAGATTAGGTGGCGACTAGCGCCAGGTGGGCTCGACGGAGCACCGGCAGTTGCCGTGGAACCAGCGCGTCGGCTGGTCGCCCGCGCGGAGCCGCTCAACCTCAGCGGCAACGTCGCGGCAGTACTCGCACGCCGTCGGGCTGAGGGTGACCTTGTAGCTCGGCCTGTCGGGGTCGCGCCCGGCGCTGTGCGCGACCGTTCGCGATGCCGCCTCGCCGACGATCTTGTCGACCGTGTCGACCACCCCGGCGAGCATGCGCTCCGGGGTCTCGGTGAACAGATGCCCGGCCGTGCGACGAACCGTAGCCTCGACCATCTCCTGCCAGTCCTCGGTGAGTGGCGCCATCTCCGCGCGGTAGTACGCCGCCGACCCATGCCGGGACCGCAGCACGTCGTACCACTCCGCGGCCAGGAAGCCCGCGTCCTCCCCGAAGCGCTCCACGAGCAGCGGCATGCGGTCAAGGAACAAGTCGCGGATCGCCTCGGGTCCGAGCTCGTGGCGGAGCGCCTCCGCGTAGAGCCGGTTCACGGCGCTGACGACCTGGCCGCGGATCGCCTTCTGCGCGAGCCGGTACTTCTCCGCCTCAGACAGCGCCATCGGTCACGCCAGCCAGAGCGTCGATCCGGGCCAGCGCCTGCGCGCGCCTCCGCTCGCCCATCGCTTCATCGATGTCCTGCCTGTCCAGGCCGAGCACGCGCAGACCCGTCGTCGTCTCGGCCAACCACGGCACCGCGGCGATCGTCTTGGAGCCGGCGTCGGCCTGTGCCGAGCGAGAGGTATACCGCGGGTCGCGCCACCGGCAGTCGATCGAGCGGTACGCGTCCGGGACGGTCCGCTCGCCGTTCTGGATCGCGAGCGCGATCTGGATCACCTGCCGCAGGGGTGCCGACCACTCGTCTGTCGCGCCCTCCGCCTCGGCTATGAGCTCGTACTGCGAGGCGTCGTAGGACTCCGCCGACGTCGGGTTTGCGAAGTCAGTCAAAGCCAACGCCGAGTCGGGCAGGGACGCCTCACGGGCAAACAACTTCGCCTGCGTGTTGAGCGTGGCCAAGTTCGCGGTCGGCGACTCGGCGGAGAACTTCTTCACGTCCGCGCGCGCGAGGGCGCCCTCGGCATCCTTGTCGTCGGGGATGCCCTTGATCCGGCCGATCATCTGCTGGAAGCGGTCAGTGGGAGAGCCGTCCGCGTTCCGGAAGATCGACGGGTCAGCACCGAGCATCCAGAACTCCGGGAACGAGTACACGTCCGAGTGGCCCTCTAGGCGGACCAGCGAGCGGGCGGCGGCGTCCTGGTGCGCGCGCAGCGCACGGGAGATACGGGAGCGACCAAACGGGCGCTTGAGTCGCCGGCGGTAGGCCAGCGGTGCGGCCGGTATCCCGAACTGGTGCTCGGCGGTCTCCGACGACCACTTCCCGCCCTCGCGGACGCCGGTCACGGTGCGGCCATCCAGAAATACGGTCAACTCGCTCGCATGACCGTCGCCGCCGCGCCCCGTGACAACGACGAGGTTGTCGAGTCGGCGCGTGCGAGCATTCCAATCGCCCGTCGCGTCCGTCGCGTCATGGAAGTGGATCAGCGCGGGGTGTTCGCCATCCTCGCCGCGCGTCGCGGTCGCGAACGACGTCGCATGGATCAGCCCGGATGTGATGCCCTGGCTCACCTCGGCGCCGAGCTGGTTCGCGTTCCACAGGTCGCGGTAGCCGAGGTCTCCGAGCGTGCCGTCGGGCCACACGAGGTCGTCCAGGTTGCAGCGGCGCGCGAGCGCGTCGACAGCCTTCGCGGACCAGCCGAGCACCAGGCCAAGGCGGTAGTACTGCGGCGGGATGACGCCGTTGAACGTGGCGCGGATCGTCTTCTCGCCGTCGTAGTAGGCGTCGACCGTTCGATTGAAGCGGGCCTTGGACGCGATGAAGTCCAAGAGGCGGCTCACGTCCCGGTTCTCGTCGTCGCTGAGGTCCGGCAGGTCGATCCGCTGCGAGGTCACATGACCACCCCCTGTCGTCCACTCGTCGCCGTCGCCCGGTTGCCCAGCGTGCGTCCCTGGCCCGTGCCCGTGGTCCGCTTGCCCCTGTTTGCCATGTAGTGCGCGAGCGTCACCGCGTCGAACGCGGTCACGTCGCCGTCTGCGGTCACGGACTGCCAGCCGAAGCCACCGTTGGTGCCGATCTTCCGCTTGCCGGCCACGCGCACCGCGGCGTCGAGGCCCGGCTGGGCGCCGTGGGTGATGTCGCCCTCGTTGATCGCGCGGAGCATCCCGGAGTGCGCGGTGATCACCTCGTCCGTCGTCGCGACACGCACCCGGTGGCGCGGGACTCCGGCGGCCACGAGCTGCTCCACGAAGTCACCCGCGCCCGCCTTGCCGTCGACGAGGATGCGCGACGTCCCCGCCCGCTTCGCCAGCCAGTCGGCTGCCTGGACGGCGCCGCTCGGCATCGCCGTCACACCGAGGGAGACGACGTGCGTCGGGCCGGCGGCGGGACGGATCGCGATGGCTGCACTCACGCGCTCGCCGTCAGGGGAGAACTTCACGGCAAAGGCGACGGTGCCGGAGGTTGGTGCGTCGTCGGTGCGGCGCCCTGCCCACGAGGTGCGCCCGACGACCTGCCACGACTTGACGCCGTCGCTATCCCAGACACCGAGCGCCTCACGGCGCCAGTCGTCGTCGCTCTTGAGGTTCTTGCGCATGCGGAGAATCGAAATCCACGGCGTGCGCTTCGGGTAGGACGGGTTCGCCTTCTCGATCTGACCCTTGTCCATGAGGCCGGGGCCATCCGGCGTGCCGACGCTCTCGTCCGCCGAACACTCGACGTAGACCATGTCACCGCGCACCAGCACGACGCCGGGCGGCTTGTCCTTGAGTGCCTCGGCGCGACGCTGGGCGAACTCGTCGCCATCGTCCTTCGGGCGCGGCGGAGTGCCCATGAAGAACAGCAGCGCCCCGTGCGGGATCGTGGCCTGGTTCGCCGCCGGGACCATGTCGGTCAGCGTGTCCGTGCGCAGGAGTTGCGCCTCGTCGAACACCTCGACGTCGACTCGCGTCTCGCCGCGGCCGAAATTTTGCGCTCGCGCCCCGAAGCGGAACACCGAGCCATTCTTGAAGATGATCGTCAACTCGTCGCCCGTCAGGACCCTCTCGACGTAACGACTGGCGGCGGGCCGAGTAGCAAGGCCGACGAGCGACCGAAACGCGCTCTTGGCCGTCGACTCCCTCTGCGCCGTCCATATGGCCATGAGGTCCGGATAGAGGCAGCACAGCGCGAACACGATCCGGCCGACCAGAAACGTCTTGGCCACCTGGCGGGGGATCGAGAACACGACGCCGCCGACCGTTGCGGCGAACGATCCGTCCTCGCGGATGCCCAGCGAGACCCGCCCGGCGCCGTCCTGCCAGGCGTCAAAACCATCCCCGAGCTCCTCGCAGACGGCCGCGACGTCATCCCACAGCGACCAGGCGATGCCCTCCGGGATGACGACGTGGCGGGCGACCTCGGAAAGTCGTCGCGCAGCCCTATCAGATTGCCGACGCGCTAAATGCTCGGCGGCTTCCGGCTCCACGTTGCTCACCGGCACCCCCGCTCGCCTGGGCCTGCGCGCGCACCGTCTCCAGTTCGCGCAACGTCTCCCGGTACTCCTTGTTCAGCGCTGCCGCCGATCGAGGGTCAGCCTCATCAAGGAGCCGATCCAGGCGGGCGGCAGCAGACTCCAGGGCGGGCAGCCGGTGCTGGGGTGACGCCGAAACCGGCTTCGACTCGGTCACGCCCGGCACGAGCACGAGAGGGGCGACTGGCTCACCCTTTGAGCGATGGCCCCGCTGACGGCACGCCGCGGAACAGTATTTCGCGCGAGAAGTCGCCCCAGCGGGCAGATTTCCGTCGCACGCCGCACATTTGCGTAGAGGCACGCGCCACCTCCCTTGCGAAGGGCAAATCTAGCCCTCCCGGTCACGAAACGGCCGCGTCACGCTCGCGATTTCGCTAAGCGGCGGGTGCGTAGCCGGTGGGCCACCACGGTGACCCTGCCCAGGGTCAGCGGACGGGCGCGACCGCGTCGAGCCAGGCGGCGTCGAGCGGGAAGTCCTCCGTGGGCGGCACGGTGACCGCGACCTTGTCGGTGTTGCGTTCGCGATTGCATGCGCGGCAGATGACGCGGAGGTTCTCGACGTCGTCGGTGCCGCCGTACTGCGCATCGATGATGTGGTCGGCTTCTGCGCTGGCGTCGGCCTGCGGCGTGTCGTAGTCGAGTTCGCGTCCGCAGTTGCGGTGGCTGCCATCGCGTCGCTCGTAGCCGGGACAGTGAGTGAGCCCGTTCGCGCGGGCCTGGCGTAGGACCGTCTTGCGGTTGCGCAAGTAACGAGTGGTGCCGGTGCGCGAGGTCGCCACACACACCCCCGGTCATAACGAAGCCGTTGCCGCATGGCCAGGGCTTCGTTGCTGCACTAGTTCGGCGTCAGGCCGTCCACTCGTTGCGGCAGTTCTTGCACTTGAACTTCGTCACCCGGCGCTTGCGGGAGACGCCGAGCCCGAAGATGAGCGAGATCCCGAGCGTGAAGATCGCCAGCCACAGGCGGCCGATGCTGTACCCGATCTTCTCGGACTTGACCGTCCGAGTGACGGAGCCTGCTTGGTGGCACCCGGGGCATTCGATGAGGCTGGTGTCGGCCATGGTGTGTCTCCCTTGTCGCAGATGGTGGTGCGCCATCATTTCGCAGGGAGGGCGTCGCGCGCAGGGATCTGGCGCTACATGTCCTCGCACCCAGGCCAGCTCAAGGTCCATGTCCCATGAGGTGTGCGCGGCCTGGCGGCCTGGATGCGGAGCCGGGGGTTAGCGGCGGACGACGGTCGGGATGCGGGCCTTCCCATGACGAAGGCCCCGGTGCTGATGCACTCGGGGCCTCGTGGTTCCGACTCGACAGACGAGCCAATCACATAGTCTGTCAAGTCGGACACCGTGTCAAGCCGACACGCTGGGACCAGCCACCCGCAGCACCCTCGCCAACCTCGCCGCCGCCGCCTGGTCGACGGGCTTGCGTCGCATGGCCGCGAACCACTGCTCGGGCGTGATCCGGTGCTGCCGGTCG